TGCATCCCCTGTGCCACACCACCGAAAAAAGCTTTTATCGGTGTCCAATATTTATACACCGCAATCCCTGCCGCCACCACAGCCGCACCCGCTGCCACAATCCACCCTATCGGGGTGGACATAATAGCCGCTCCCAGCGTTAACACCCCTGTTCTTAACAACACCAAACTTTTCAACACCCGACTATTGGCAGTCACTAAGGTTTTTGCTTGGGTTTGCCACCGCCCTAAAATCATGGGGATCAAAAAACTAGCGGCTTTAAAACGGTGTGCTGTCAGTATTAAAGCACTTAAAGATAACTTAAAACTGTTAATCACCATGGCCGTCATCCAAGCCCCCACTCTAAAAGCCACCAGTCCACCCGTTAGCATCACCAACCCTTTCATCACGGTTGGGTGAGTTTGAGCAAAGTCTGCAAAACTGGCGGATACAGAGGCTACCCATTTTGCCATGGAAGCAATGGTCGGCAGCACCACAGAGCCGACTGAAATCGCTACACTCTCTAAAGCAGAACCTAACTGTTTCAATGCACCATGGGTGGTCTCTCCCATCTGTTTAGCCATTTTTTGGGTGATGCCATGTGCCTGTTGGAGTTGTTTTACATACTTATCTAATGCGCCGCTGCCCGCTTGTTTGGACAACTCAATCATGGCACTGGCCGCCTCGGTACCAAAGAGCTTGGTCATCAACGCCAATTTATCAGCCTGCCCCAAATCTTGCGTCTTTAGGGCAATCTCTTGCAAAATATCGGGCATGGAACGCATATTGCCCTGTGCGTCTTTAATCGACAAGCCCAATTCATCCATGGCATCTTTTGCCATTCTAGGCGGTTTGGCTAAGCGGATAAATGCCATGCGTAAGGCGGTGCCTGCTTGTGAGGCCTGAATGCCCACATTGCCCAGCAATCCCGCCATGGCGGCAACTTCTTCAATACTGGCTCCCGCTGAAGCCGCTGCTGGGGCGACATATTTCATGGTCTCCCCCAGCATCTCCAGTGTCACATTAGAGGAGGTAAAGGTTTTGCTCAACACATCCCCCACCCGAGACATCTGATTCGCCTTGAGCCCAAAGCCAGACAGAATATTAGACGCAATATCTGCGGTTTGCCCAAGGTCTGAACCCGAGGCTTGTGCCAAATCCAATAGCCCAGGTGTGACTTGTAAAATCTGATTGGTCTTAAAGCCAGCCATCCCTAAAAAGGTCATGGCTTGTGCCGCTTCAGAAGCACTAAATTGAGTCGTACGCCCCAGATGTTGAGCGGTCACAGAGAGTTGTTCTAATTGGGATTGCGTCGATTGGGTAATGGCACCGAGCTTGGCAATCGACTGCTCAAAGTCCACCGCTACCCGAATCGGTGCTGCCACAGAATATCCCAATGCAGCCAACCCCATCACTTGAGCGTGAAGCTGTTGTTGTTGAGACTTCAATGCTTGGTGCTTGTAATACCGCCCTTGCAAAGACTGCTGAATAGATTTTGAACGCTCAAAAACGCTTTGCAGCTTCTGTGTTTGCTCAGCAAGCTGATGCGTGGCCAAACCTGCTGCTTTCATCTCACGACGGTGAGACATTAGTTTTTGTCGTTGCTTATCCAGCGTTTGACTTAAACGATTTGCCTCTCTCTCAGCTTGCGCCAATGCTTGTTTAAGTTTTTTTGTCGGCTTAGGCGATTGCTGCATCGCCTGACGCAATCGAACCACCTTTTGCTTGGCATGGCTTAATTGGGTTTCGGTCTGTGCAAGATGCGTTTTTAAAGTTTTAAACTGCTCAACCTTGCTCAATTGAGCCTTGGTTTTGCGCCAGGTTTGCCCCAACTGCCCCATTTGAGATTGTGCGGTATTGAAGGCACTGGCGAACCCAGTTATGATGGAAGCACCAATACCTAAAGAGATGGAAGTTTGCGCCATGTTAAAATTCCTACTGAAAACCTTAGACTTTTTAGCAAATACCTTCACTTCAGGTTTTGCTTCAGGGTTGATTTATCTGTTCTGGGTAATCTACTTAACAGTGGAAGCAAACTTCTTTGCTGGCGTGATATTTGCCATCCCCATCACCTTTATCCTTACTCTTGCATTCGGATATCCCGTGGTTTTACTCAATGAACTGGTTAAATGGCTGTTCCCTTCTGTACCTCATGCAACGCCTCCAGCCACATCCATGCCTCCTCGCCGTCGATTGCCATAATCTCTGTGAGCGTCCACCCCGTGTGAACACTGAGCGACATCACCAATCGACGACAATCAGACGGACTTAAGACAAAAAACCTTCATACGCCTTTTGCAACTGCTGATAATCCATCAGTGATAACTCCTCAATGACCTCTGGCGGCACCTCACACAAGGTGGCAAACAAACGCACCTCTTTTTCCACATCTGAACCTTCTGCATTAGAAGCCGTCATCATATCTCGCACCTTTGGTGCACGAATCGAAAGCTTTTCAAATGACTCACCATTGACCGTCACCGCCTCTTTTAAAATAATGTCAACTTTCTTCATGACTTCGCTCCTTTTGTCTGAGTCGTTTTCTGAGCAGTTTTATGAGTCGTTTGCTCAACAATCAACCCCGCTGCCAATAAATGGGCAGCTTGTCGCTCATTGAGCTTGATTTGTGTTTTTGCCGCCCCAAGGTGGCATCCTTTGACCACGATATAGGTTTTCATCTGTGTTAAACTCCTAGGCTCTTTTTAATCTCTTCCAACACATTGGCATCGCCCAATTTGAGTTCGCCTTGGGCAATATCAAAGGCTTCAGCGGGTTTGCCATCAATGGTTTTGAGATACTTCTCAACGGCCACCTTGTAGGTTTTTTCTACCATCTTGCCCGCTTCCATATCACCCGATTCAGCCGAATAAATCCGACCATAAATCGTCCACTTCACAGGAATCCGCTGTCCTCGCTCGTCCAGCACGGCTCGAAAGGTCATGACCGCATCTCGTCCAATAATCGCCCGTGCCACACTCAGAGCGACATCCTCACGGCTAAGCTTAAATTCTGCTTCCACGGGTTCATATCCGACAAATATTTTACGAGGGGCTGAAAGACCGCCACGGTACTCTTCTGTTTTTTCCACAATCTCAGGGGCTTTAAAACCGCTGACCGAGCCAATATAGCCCATCCCATTGACGGTTAAACTCACCCCAATAATCGCTTGACCATTATCCATCTCTTCTCTCTCCTTAATCTCAAGTGGTTTAATCACCCTCATCTTGCCCCTGAAATTCGTCAGTTCAAGGCGGAAAATGTGAGTTTACAAACTGTAAATGACCATTTTCCAACGCTGAAATGGCGGATTTCAGGGAGCAAGAGGTGGGTTATTTTGGCAAGATACCTGCGTAATAATCACTGACATTAATGGCATCAATCCCAATCTGTTCAGCAGGTGCTGGCACGGTAAAGTCATATTGAAAATAGGCCTTGCCTTGTGACAACTGGTCAGGCGCATTCTTTTCAGGGTCCACCCAGCAGTGCCCCCCGATTAAAGCCCCGATGTCCACCAGATGCTTAATATAACCATTGACACTGGCGGCCACATCTTCTAAAAAAGTGCCGTTAATGGGTCTATCCACCGCCCACATCAGCCCTCTTTGAATGGAGTCCGCAATCAAATCACTGGTACGAACTACCGGTTCAAATGCCCATTTGGGGTCATTGAGTTCTGTGGTGCGGCTGCCCCAAAGACGAAAGCCCCCTTCACGGATAATGGTGGTGACATGGTTTTTATTAAGCAGGTTCGCCCGTGTGGTGGGTTCGCCCATCTTAAAGTCAATTGGACGAGCCGTTTTGAGCATTGCCTGAATCACTTGATTGGATTTTGACCACCAAAAGCCTTTTTCTAAATCCATCTTGGCTCGAAGTCCCGCCGCATAAGCCGAGGGCGCACGCACCACTTCTGTGGCGGTGGCTGAATCAAAGGCCACAACCCAAGGATCAATCACCTCTGCCCGTCGTGAACCAAAGTTTTTCACAAAATCAATCGCCGCCGCATCGGTGGTATTAGGGCCATCCAGATAAGCAAAGGCGCGCAATTTTTCCGCCATGGCGACCAACTCTGCTGCCACGGCCGCATCGGCTGAAAAAGCCGGTGCAATTAAAATGCGAGGCTCCACGCCGGTTATCGATTTTGCCCCAAGCAGTGCTTGCAACCCCGTATAAACCCCTGTATTAGCATCCACACCGCCAATCACATTCGCCTTTTGTTGTGCCGCATCCGCAACGGTGGCAACCCGCACCACCACAATAAAAGGCGTGGTCTGGTCTAAAATCGCATCCATCGCCTGCGGCAAAGTCCCTGTCGTGCCCAGCAGTGCTGCCTGTTTACGGTCTCCAATCACCAGCACAGGTTCATTTAAGGGGAAAGCGGTTGCATCCGCATCAGGGGCTGTCCCCACAATGCCAATCACCGCACTTTCCACCGTCGCAATCGGACGAGACCCAATATCTAACTCAACGACCCGCACCCCGTGGTTATACACTTCTGCCATGACTTACTCCTTAGTGTTCATGAAAGCCTTAGCATAATCAAACACCGTCAGCATGACCTGTGGACGGGTGTCCAGCCACGCTATGAAGGACGAGTTTCAAACCCTTGACAATACTCATTTAGTGTGTATAATATACACACATGAATAGCAGAGAAATCATCAAACGGCTCAAAGCGGAAGGCTGGTATAAAGTAGGCGGTAAAGGTGACCACGAAAAGTTTAAGCACCCCACCAAATCTGGGCATGTTGTTGTCCCACACCCTAGAAAAGACATTCCGATTGGAACACTTAAAAGCATTTATAAACAAGCAGGTTGGCAATAGGAGGCATTATGTATTACCCAGCTTTTGTAGAATTAGGTGACGATCAAAACGCTTATGGCGTTGTGCTACCAGACTTCCCAGGCTGCTTTAGTGCAGCCGACAAACTCGAAGATTTACCCCAAAAAGTGCAAGAAGCCGTTGAGTTGTATTTTGAAGGCGAAGACTTACCCTTGCCTACACCCTCCAAAATTGAAGCACTCAAACAACACCCCGACTACCAATATGATGGCGTATGGATGCTGTTTGATATTGACACCGCCAAACTTTCAAACAAATCTAAGCGGATCAATATCACCTTTCCAGAAAACCTGCTCAGCAAATTGGATCAAGCCGCCAAGGCACAGCATACCAATCGCTCCGCCCTTTTGCAGAGATTGGTTTCAGAGCATTTGCTCACTTAATATGAGACAGGTTATCCCTATCATTACAGATGGATACATCCCTCATGAAGTCGTTGGACGCTATGAATTTAACGCTTGAATAACTCGTTCTAGAAGATTAATTTCACCCAGCCATAAACCCGCACCGGAATATGTCAACATGTTTTGAACCAGCTCTTTAAAAATTAAATTACTTTTGCTTTCACCCTAGCCAAAGTTGGAAAATTAACACCCGCCTCCAAGATACTCGGTTCTGCATCTTCTGGAATTGGATTGATAAAAACTGCTTTAGGTGGCAACTGAACCCGTGGACAACCTTTACTAAAGCGTTCAGGATGTTCTTTATAGGCAGAGTCCAACGCCATCTGTTGGGTTTTGG